GCGACCATGAGGGAGCGGTTCGGCCCGAGCATGATGGCCTGACCTTCGCGCAGGCCCATCTTGGCCCGCTTCTCCGTGTCCTCGGCATCGGCGGCCACGCGCGCCGCGCGCAGCGTCATGCCCCGGTTCAAATTCTGCTTCACCAGATAGTCCCGGTAATCGCAGCCCACGTTCCCAGCAATTCCCATGATCGTCTCCCGTTCAGAATCGGTTGCGCCCAACGCGCCACCTAAAACGTAGCATAGCGTATCATTACGTTACGGTCACTATTATTCTTGACTCCGACCGAAGAAAATCAAATCCCGGTCAAATCTCAAACCATAAGCAAATTCAACACCGTATCACCATGGCACGCAAGCCCATTGACAGCCTCAGTCCAGAAAGCATATCCATTGTGGCACGGTCGAACTGTTGCCCCCACCCCTAGGTCAGCGACCAACCCCCACCCAAAACAGAGGCCAGCCCCGATGTCCGCCAAGCGGATCACCGAGCCAGAAGCGCGTGCTGCGTATTTGGCGATGGGTCCAGAGCGGTCATTGTCAGCCCTATACCGGCACTATTCATCGACTATGCCGAAGGGGTCTAAACCGCCTGCGCTCATCACGATCAAAGGCTGGTCTGCAAAGCAGGGATGGCAGGCCCTAGCCGCCGAGCACGATAAGCGCTCGACCGAACGGGCAGTCGCCAAGCTGGAAAGCAAGCAGGCCGACCAGACGGCAGACGCCGCCCTCGAGCTTGGCCTGGATCGCCGCTACGTCCTCCAAACCCTCAAAACCGTCGTCGATCGGTCCCTGCAGGCCGAGCCGGTGCGGGACGAGGACGGCAACCCGACCGGCGAGTGGCGCTTTGACGGCAAGGCCGCAACGACCGCCGCAGTCGCGATCGGCAAAGAGCTTGGCATGTTCCGCGAGGCGCCGGCCGCTGCAGCGCCGCCCACCAACGTCAACGTCACGATCAACAACGTCGATGTGCGCGTAACCCAGGTTCGCCAAGAGATAGAGGGATTGCTGGCCTATGAGCCGCCTCAAATTGCCGCCGACGCGCCTCGCCGCGATCGAGTGGTATAGGACCGTCCTCGAGGCCGCCGCCCAAAAGTCCGACGAGCACCTTCACGAAGCCCGCCGCGAACTATGCCGCCGGGATCTGTTCTATCTGCTAGTCGGCCCCTTGAAGCGCAAGGACGTGAACCGGGATTGGCTCTTTGAGCGATGCCGCGAGGTCCAGGCCGAGCCCGACGACCACATCGACCTTTGGGCACGCGGCCACTACAAGAGCACCATCGTCACTTTCGCCCTGACGATCCAAGAGATACTCGTCGATCCCGAAATCACCATCGGGATTTTCTCGGACACGAACAAGGTCGCGAAGGCGTTTCTTCGCCAGATCAAGACCGAGTTCGAGATAAATGCCGACCTGAAAGCCCTGTTCCCCGACATCCTTTGGGCCAAGCCCCAGCGCGACGCCCCAAAGTGGTCCGAGGACGAGGGAATCACCGTTCGGCGCATCGGCAACCCGAAAGAACAGACCGTCGAAGCCTACGGGCTTCTGGACGGCCAGCCGACCGGCCGACACTTCAAGCTCCGCGTTTACGACGACGTTGTGACGCCCGAGACAGTCACCAGCCCCGAGATGATCGCCAAGGTGACAGACCGCCTCGGGGTTTCCGACAACCTCGGGTCCGAGCATGGCCGGGTGCGCTATATCGGCACGCGCTACCACGCCGCCGACACCTACGACACGCTGATCAAAAGCGGCGAGGTCAAGACGCGCATCTACCCGGCAACGGACGACGGGACCGAAACCGGCAACCCGGTGTTCCTGACGCCCAAGGAGCTGGCGAAGAAGCGCCGCAAGCAAGGCCCGTTCACTTTCGCATGTCAGATGCTTCTGAATCCGACTGCGGACAAGATGCAGGGCTTCCAAGAAGGTTGGTTGCGCTACTGGTCGGGCAACAGCACCGCCGGGCTCAATCTCTACCTGATCTGCGACCCGGCTTCCGGCAGGCAAAAGACCAGCGGCAAGAAGAACACCAACGATTACACGTCAATGTGGGTGGTCGGGGTCGGATCGGACGGAAACCGCTATGTGGTCGATGGCGTGCGCGATCGGCTGAACCTCACGGCTCGCGCCAAGCACTTCATGCGCCTGCATCGCCAGTACCGCCCCGTCAAATGCGGCTACGAGAGCTACGGGCTGCAGGCCGACATCGAGCACATCAAGTACGTCCAGGACGAAGAAAACTACCGCTTCGACATCATCGAGCTTGGCGGTTCGATGCCCAAGATCGAACGCATCAAGCGCCTTGTCCCGATCTTCGAGCAGGGCCGGTTCTATCTGCCGCACACGCTGACCCGCTTCGACGAGCAGAAGAACGCCGTCGATCTGGTTCGCCGGTTCATTGAGGACGAATACCTCTCGTTCCCGGTCTGCGCGCACGACGACATGCTTGATTGCCTCGCTCGTATCACAGACGAAGCGCTCGGCGTGTTTGAGCCCGAGCCCACGTCCGACGCAGCCCGCTGGGCCCGCGAGGACGACGACAGCCGCGACTATTCCGCCGACGACACCGGATCGAGCCTCGATTGGCTCACCGCCTGACCCAAAACCACAGGAGACACAGATGCCCTGCACCCAAGCGTTCCTCGACGCCAACCTCGCCCCGGACGTGGACAAGGCCGCTCAGGCCAAGATCAACGTCCCGATCACCTACGCCGGGAACCCGACCAACAACGTGACGCCCGAGTTCCAGCACCAGTTCTGCCACGACACCAGCAACGGCGACCTGTACTGGGCCTCGACCGCCGCCGCCGCTGGCTGGAAGAAGCTCAACAACTAAGGCTGAGGGGAGCAAGGCGCCATGCCGCTCTACATCACCGAGTACCAAAGCCTCGCGAGGGCCAACAACGGCCCGTTTGTCTCGGCAGGCCAAGAGCCCAACGTGGCCGAGCAGCAGGTGGCGATCAGCGGCTCGTCCACGCAGTCCGCAGCGTTCAACGCCAAGACGGGCTTCGTGATGATCCACACCGACGCGATCTGCGCCCTGGCGTTTGGCGACAACCCAACTGCCGCCAACAACCGGCACCGCATGGCCGCAGGCGAGGTCCGGTTCTACGGCGTTTCGCCCGGCCAAAAAGTCGCCGTCATCACGGCGACGTAAGAGAGGATCGAGCAATGATTCGAGCCGGATCAGGCGGGGCCGCTCCTGCCGAAATCGGGCGCGTCACCATCGATGCCGGCGCCCGCCCTTCGGCGTTCGACATCGCGCAAGAGATCGTCGCCACGTCCGCAGACGGCGGCGTGACCATCGGACAAGCGCTCAAACTCTTGTTGGCCGTCATGGTCGGCAAAGTCTCGGGCGCTGGCACGTCAACGATCACCTTCCGCGATGTCAACGACACCAAGGATCGCGTCGTGGCCGATGTGGACACGAACGGCAACCGAACCAACGTGACCAAAGATGTTTCCTAAGTCCTATTTCGGCGCCTCGTTCTTCGCGCCGCAGTTCTTCCCGCCCGTGACCGACGCGCCGCCGATCGTCACGCCGACCAGAATCCCCACCCTGTTCATGTCGAACATGGGCCGCCTGCTTGGAAGGAGATAGCTGATTGACCTACGGCCCGGTGCCATCCCGACAACTGCCCAAGCAGGACTCGCAAAAGTCCCGCCTCATGGTGGATCGGTGGTATCGCGGCTCGCAGGCCATGGAAGATTGGGCCAAGGGCGCCAAGCAATGCGTCGATTTCTTCGAGGGGCGCCAGTGGTCGGCTGACCAGCTTGCCAAACTCACCAAGGAAAACCGGCCCGCCCTAGTGTTCAACAAGATCGCCCCGCTGGTGCGCCTTGTCGTCGGCTACATGCGCAACAACCGCACGGACATCCGCTACCTTCCGGGTAACGAAGGCGGGGGAACCGAGAACGTCGCCGAGATCCTGTCGCGCGTCGCCAAGCAGATCGGGGAGCAGAACCAACTGCCGTGGATCGATGCCGAGGTTTTCATGGACGGCATTCTCACCGGCCGGGGCTTCTACGATTGCCGCCTCGATTTCGAGCGCAACGATCTGGGCGAGGTCGCAATCTCGGCCGTCGATCCGTTCTCCGTCGTGCTCGACCCCGACGCCAGCAGCTACGACATCAACGACCACGCCTCGGTCACGACGACCAAATGGATCTCGATCGACGAGGTTGAAACCTGCTACGGCCCCGAAGCGGCCAAGCTCATTCGGCCCTTCATCGGGACCAGCGCCGGGGCAACGTGGGGCGGCTTCCCCTATCTCGACCTGTCTGGGCCGGAAATCACGCCCATTCGCACGTTCGGCCAGACCGACGATCCGACCCAAGACACGTTCCGCAATTTCTTCCACTCCGAACTGATCGACCTCTACCGCAAATCCGTGCGGGTGATCGACCAACAGCATCGCGTGACGACGTGGGGACCGTGTTTCATCGACTTGGAGACGGGCGACAAGCACCCCGTTCCGGACGATTGGGATCAGATCAAGATCGACAAGGTGCTCTACCACGCCCAGCGCATCAACAATCCGCTCGTTGTCCAAAACCGCCCCTACAAGCGGGTGCGCTGGACCGTGATGATTGGGGACGTGATGGTGCACGACGATTGGAGCCCTTACGAGAACTACACCATCGACGCCTATTTCCCGTATTTCCGTCGCGGAATCACGCGGGGCATGGTCGCGGACATGATCGACCCGCAGCTTGAAATCAACAAGCGCCGGTCGGCTCAGATCGAAATCGTGTCGCGCTCGTCCAACACCGGCTGGCTTCTTAACCGGGACAGCTTGACCAACGAGCAGGCCGACAATTTCAAGCGCCACTCGTCCAAGCCCGGTTTCATCGGGGAGTACCGCGGCGATCCGACCAAGAAGCCCGAGCGCATCCAACCCAATCCGCCCGCAATGGCGATGGAACGCCTCGAGCAAAAGTCCGAAGAAGATTTGCGCGTGATCACCGGCATCAACGAAAGCGCCCTCGGTGAACTGGATCGGGTGCAGTCGGGCCGCGCGATCGAGGCCCGCCAGCGTCAGGCCGTCATCGCGATCCAAATCTACATGGACAATTTCGCGCGGTCGAAGGAGCTGCTTGGCCGCCGCAAACTCGAACTGATCCAGAAGCATTACACCGAAGAACGCATGTTCCGCATCATGGGCGAGGACGGCCGCCTTTCGACCATCATCATCAACCAGCGCATGATGGACCCGACCGGACAGACGTTGATCGACAAGATCAACGACATCACGGTTGGCAAATACACGGTATCAATCGACGAAACGCCGCTTTCGGCCTCGTTCGCATCGGCGCAGTTCGAGGAAATGCTGGCCCTACTCGAGAAAATGGGTCCGGTCGGTATGGCTGTTGCCCAATCTCGCCCGGATCTAATCGTCGAACTTTCGTCCCTTCCCCGCAAAGAGGAATGGGCCAACGCCATCAAGCAGGCCATGGGCATGCAGCCCGCAGGTGCGCCGGGTGCGCCCCCAGGTGCACCGCCGCCGGGCGGCGGCGGCCAACCCGTCGATCCGTCTGTCGTCGGCGGTCAGAACGTCATCCCGCTTCAACCCGGCGCCCCGCGCGCCGTCACGGCTTAACCACCAACCCAAGAGGCTAAAATGTCCGACGAAACCAACACGACCGAACAGCAGCCCGCCGCCGCAACAGCCGACGCGGCGCTCACGCCCTTGGCAATCACGGAAACAAGCGTCGCAAACGAAATCGCGCGCATCGAGCGCATCATGCGTATCGGGTTCCCGGTCCAAGTCGTGTTTCGCGACGGCCGCACCTTCAACGGCTCCTATGTGCAGGCGGGGATCATCGTCGGCGGGCCGTTCAAAGGCGGCAAGGCGCTCGCGAACATTCGCGTGCTCACCGATGCAGCCCCAGGCGAACATCCCGATCTGCCGCGCTTCTGCAGCATCCCGCATGTTCTCGCCAGCTCCCCCGAAGATGCTGTCATTTGGCGCACGCCCGACGACGACAATCTGGGCGGCTGGCTGGGCAACGAACCAGCGACCAACGGCCCGCAAGCGCACCCGCAGGACGAGTGACGCGACCATGACCACGGTGCGCCACAACCCCGACCTTCTCTTGCTCCCCGCGATACGGCGCCGCCTTCAAGGCGAGGCGGATTTCGAGGACGGCCCCGGCATCTATTGGGCTGTCATGGTGCGCGCCGATGGCATGCCCCGCGTCGAAACCTCGATGGGCATCTCGATCACGCCCGTTCCCGAGCAGGTGATGTTCGCGCACGACATGGTTGAAGGGCTCAATCGCCATCTGCACCACGACGGCGCCTGGATCGTGGCCTACACCCACCCCAACCCGCGCCAGACCGTGCTCGACACGTTCACGCTCTTTGGCCGCTTCACCTTCATCTGGCTCGACGCCGACGCCGATCCGCAGTTCACCGTTGAGTGCTCTCAAAGCCTGTTCCACGAGGTTCTCGAAAAAGGCCCCGATTACTGGATGGCCGAGTGCGAGCGCCATTGGTCCACTTGGGACCGGCAGATGCGCCAAGTGCTCGACCGCAAAATCCGATCGATCGCAACCTTCAAACAAGCCCAGGGTCAAGGAGCGCCGAGCAATGGCCGATATCCCGTCAACTGATCGCCGGGCGCCAAACGCTTGGCTCAGCCCTCAGTTCCTTCTCACGGTCGGCACGCTGGTATTCGGCGGCATCGTGGCTTGGGCCTCGCTCATGGCCGAGGTTCGCGGCCATGAAACCCGGCTGAGCAAGCTCGAGATCGAGAACCGCGACAGCAGTGCGACTGACCTACAGATTTTACAGCGCCTCGCCACGATCGAAACCCGCATCGGGTATCTCGTCGATGCCGAAGGACGCCGCCAGCAGCGCGAAGATCGCATGCCGCGCCAGCCGTAAACCCATCCGGGCCGCCGCCGGTTATCTCGGGCGCTGGGTTGCTGAACCCCTCAAAACCAGCACGACGACCAAACCAAAGGTGCCGCCGACCTATGACGGGCGCGACCGCCTCTTGAGCGAAATCCAAGGAGACTCGCTGTGACAACGCAAGACACTGGTGCCCAGATTCCGCCCGACGCAACCCAGACGACGACTGCGGGTAACGACCCCGCCGCAGCCGCACCGCCTGCCAGCGCCGAGCAAAGCCAGCCCGCCCTTCCAGCAACCATAGAAATCGACGGCCTCGTGGTCCCGACCGACCTTTCTTCGGTTGAAGATCTCGATCTGCGCGAACTCTATGAACTGAAACTGGACGCGCACAAGCAGGCCCAGGAAAAAGGGAACACGGCCACACCGCCCGCCCAACCCGAAGCGCCCGCCCCGACGACCGGCAAGGAAACACCGCCGGCCGCTCCGACCGCCCCCCAGCGGCCGAACGGCCAGCCGATGATTCCGAAACCCCGTCTCGACGAAGCGCTCAAGGCCAAAGCCGACGCCGAAGCAGCGGCGGCTTATTGGAAGGGTGTTGCAGACGGACGCCAACCGGCAGGCAAACCGCCCGCCGATGCCCCGTCATCGACGCAGACCCAAGCCCCAACGGATCTCGCCGCCATCAACGCCCAGCGGGTTCAACTCGCCAAGGACTTTGACGACGGCAAGCTCACCGCAGCGGATTGGGAGCAGAAGCGCCAAGCCCTCGACGACCAAGCGCAGGAATTGCGGGAAGCCGCACTACTCGCCAAACTCCCGAAGGCTTCCAGCGAAAACGACCTTGTGCTCGAGGAACGCACCGCCCAGATCGCGGCGCAGCATCCCTATTCGGAATTGGTGTTCCCGGTCCAACCGGACAACAACCCGATCATGGACGCCCGCCGCGCAACCCTGGCGGCCGAAGCCAACGCCAATGTCGTTGCGGCCAATCCCGGCATTCAGCCCGGAGCCCGCGCCGATCTTCTGTACCGCGCCGAACTGGCCCGACTCACCGATGTCTATGGCCCCATCTGGTTTCCGAACCAGCCCAAGCCCGCGCCAGCGACTCAAACCTCTGCTACGCCTCAGCCCGCCATCTCCAAGACGGCCCAAAACCGTCTCGAAAAGCTGGTGCTGGCAGGCCAGCAGCCGCCCAACCTCGCCGCAGCCGGGAAATCCGGGCAGGGCGAAGGTGGGCTCAGCGAAGCCGCGATCGCACGCATGAGCGACGACGAAATCGCCGCTCTGCCGCCGCAGCTTCGCGCCAAACTTACCGGGGTCGCACCCTAGCGACCGTCACCACCCCCCTGCTTTGCAGGGCGACGGTCGCCAGCATGGAGAAATCCAATGGCAGCGACCGACTTTGGCGCCCTCACGGACGCCGTGAAACGTACCTGGGCCGTTGAAATCTGGATGGCCTACCGCGACAACTCGTTTTGGTTCTCGAACGGGTTTATCGGTGCCAGCCAGAAGGACACCAACAAGCCCGTCTATCGCGTCACCGAACTCACCGAGACGGAACGCGGCCTCGAGTGCGTCATGCAGCTCGTCCTCGACCTCGAAGGCGACGGCGTGACCGGCGACAACTTGCTCGAAGGCAACGAAGAAGCCCTCGTCAACGACTCGCAGATCATCAAGATCGACCAGCTTCGCGCAGGCGTGAAGAACAAGGGCGAGATGGCCGAACAGGCGACCGTCATCCGGTTCCGCTCGGAAGCCAAGGACAAGCTCGGCTTCTGGCTCCCGGACAAGCTCGACGAACTGATGTTCCTCACGGCATCGGGTCGCGCCTACTCGCTCAAGACCAACGGGGCCACGCGCACCAACTCGCAGCTCAACACGCTGCGCTTTGCGGGCGACGTGACCGCGCCTTCGACCAACCGCAGCCGCTTCGCCGGCTCGGCCACGTCGGAAGGCACGCTCACGGCGGCCGACAAGATGTCGTGGTCGCTCTTGGTCAACTGCCGCCAGTACGCGGTGTCCAACGGCGTGAAGCCGATCCGCGATCGCGGCAAGGATTACTACGCCGTCGTGATGTCGCCCGCCCAGCGTCGCGACCTCGTGCTCGATCCGGTCTATCAGACCATCGTTTCGCGCGCAGCGGAGAAGGGTTCCTCGAACCCGCTGTTCAACAACGCGATGGCGACGGTCGATGGCCTGATGATCTACGAACACCGCAAGGTGTTCAACACGACGGGCCTTGCCTCGGCTTCCAAGTGGGGCTCGGGCGGCACGGTCGAAGGCGGGCAGGCGATCATGATGGGTTCGCAGGGCCTCGGCTTTGCGACCATCGGCAACGCCTTCTGGCGTGAAGCCGACAACACGGACTACGGCAACCGTCCGGGCATCGGCTACGGCCGCAGGTTCGGCCTCTTGAAGCCCCGATTCAAGAGCCCGTCGAACGGCGGCACGCGCGAGGACTTCGGCATCGTTTCGGTGCGCACCGCCGCGTCGACAACGTAAGGCCAACCCGCAGGGGAAGGGGCCGCAAGCCCTTTCCCCTACGGACCCAGAACCAAACCCTCAAGAAGCAAAGGAGGCAGGCACAATGGCCCGCCATTTCGATATCCAGCTCGCCGATTTGACCGGCGAAATCGTCGCCCTTGCGGGCGGATCGGTCACGATCTGCACCGTCAACACCGCGCGTCAGGCCCAGGTTTCGACCACGGCCACCGGCTCGCTTGCCATCACCAACAACCCGGTCGCACTCAATCGCGGTCGGATCGACTTCTACACGTCGGACGACGTGGATACGGTCGATCTCTACATCATGACGCCCACCGGACAGTTCGTTGTCCGCAAAGGCGTCAAGGCGTCGGGTCCGAACGAACTGATCTACAACACGTCCGACCGCTACACGGTCGCCGTCGTGCCGTTCGCGTTCACGGACTCCGCTGCAACGGTCGAACAGGACACCGGCATCGATCTGCCGACCGGCGCCATGGTCCTGCCGAATATCTCGATCGTCGTCACCGAGGTCGATGCGACCGAAACCATCGACATTGGCATGCTGTCGTCGGAATCGGGCGGCGACGCGGACGGCTTCGCTGTCACCCTGTCGGTTGCCACGCTTGGCACCGTCAAGGCGACGCTGGCGAACGGTGCAACGACGCTCGGCGCTCTGTTGTGGGTGCAGGACAGCGCCAACGCAGGCGACGAAGCGCCCGAGGCCCGCGTCATCACGGCGGCCAACCGCTCGATTTCTTACACGTCGTCGGCGGGCTCGGACACGTTCGCGGGGTTCGCGCAGATCCCCTACATCGTGCCGCACGTCTAAACCCTGGCGGCCGGCAGTCCCCCGCCAGCCGCAAAACTGGCCCCGCGTCCCTCAACAGGCGCGGGGCCTTTTTCTTTCCCGAAAGGACAAGGCTCAAATGTCGTCGGAACCCGAAACCCTCTTGGTGCTCGACACCACCGCAACCGCCGCCTATCCCACGCGCACCCACGAGCACATCGTCGATGGTCTGCCGCAACAGGTGACGTTCAAGGTCGGGGAAAAGCTCGCCCTTCCCGTTGCGCTCGCGCTCAAGTTCCTCAAAGACCCGGCCTTCATCGTGACCGATCCCGCGACCGGGATGCGCTACGACCCGACGCCCAAAGAGCCCCAGGGCAATTCGCTCGAGCTTGCGCCGAACGAAATCATCGCGCGCATCGACGAGCTTTCGACCGACGCCCTCGTGATCCGCGCCAAGCAGATCGACGGCGGCGAAAACTTCAAGAAGCAGGACGGGCGCGAAAAGCTCATTGCCTTCCTCGCCGACAAGACCAAGGCCAACCGCGTGCGCGAGGCCGCGCGCTCTGTTCCCACGCCTGTTCCCGGTTCTGGCGTGATCGAGATGAGCGACGAAGAACTGGCGGGCATGTTCCAGGATGCCTAAACGGCATTCGGTACACGGCATCTGCGAATTGGCGCTTCAGCAGATCGGGGCGATTCCGATCACCGAAAGCGCCGCGCAGGGGCCGGAACTCGACCAAGCAATCCAATGGCTCGATCTTCTCGTCGCCCACCATGTTGCCGTCAACCGCGTGCTGCATCTGGTGCCCTCGACCATCGAAATCCCGATCGCCGCCGACACCAAGGACTACGAAATCACGAACACGGCGGCAGCGGACGAGCCCAACAACGGCATTCAGTTTCCGATCCAGGCTTCGCTCCGTGATCCCTCTGGAAACGATACGCCGATCGACATCGTGAGCCGGTCGCAATACGAGGAAATCGCGGACAAGAACACTTCGGGCATTCCCGACCGCATCTACATCAACCGCCTCGATCAGCCGAAAATGTCGGTCTATCCGGTGCTCGGCACAGGGGCCACTGGCTATTCGATCCAGCTTGTCGTGCAGGCGTTCTCGAAGGACCTGACAATTTCGCGCGGCGCCCAAGTCGCCCACGAAATGCGGACGGCTTGGCAATTGTGGATGGTCCTCGCCCTCGCGATCCGGCTTGGCTCCGGTCCCGTTCGCAAATTGCCCAAATCGGAAATCGACGACCTCAAAATCGAGGCAACCGAAATGCTCAAGGATCTTCTGTTGAACGAGAACCGCGAGCACACCGGCTATCCGAACACCGTCGATTTCAGGGAGTTCTAGGCCCATGGCGCGTTTCAACCCGACCTGCTTCGACACCGCCAACCCGCTCTACGCAGGTGCGACCGTCACGATCTACACGGTCAACGGATCGGGGCAGGCCACGACCACCCTCGCCACGATCTACGACGCCACGACGGGAACAGGAACGCTCGCCAACCCCCAAACGCTGAACAGCGAAGGCCGGTTCGCAGCGCCGATCTATCTGGCCGAGCCCGTCATCATGGCCGTGAGCGGCACTGTTGCCGCGCATTCGACGGGCATCCAAGCGCCGTCTTTCCGCAATCGCGGCACATGGGCAACGGCAACCATCTATGCCGAGGGCGACATCGTTCGGGACGGGGCGGCCGGCGCAAATACCAACAACACCTACATCTGCGAGGTTCGCCATACGTCGGGGACTTGGTCAACGGATCTGACGGCGGTGCGCTGGTCCCTGTTTGCTGATCTTTCGACCCAGACTGCAGCCGCCGCAGCATCGGCATCGGCCGCTGCAACCAGTGCATCTGACGCTGCAGATAGCGCGGCAATCGCTGTTGCCGCCGCTGGCTCCATTACGTTTCCGATTCCTGTTTCCAACGGCGGCACGGGCGCTACAGACGCGGCGGGTGCGCGCACAAACCTTGGCCTCGCTGCGCTCGCGACAAAAGCAATTGTCGGAGCACGAGATGAAAGCGACGACCCGTGGGCGAGCGTGGCATCGGCCGCGACCGTCGATCTCGGTGCGGTAAACTCGCGCAACGCGCTCATCACGGGAACGACGGGCATCACGTCGTTTGGCAATACCGGCGGCGAGGGCCGCACAATCCGCGTGCGTTTTGCTGCGGCGCTGATCATGACAAACAGCGCAACGCTTATCTGCCCAGGCGGTGCAAACATTACGACGGCGGCGGGCGATACGGCGATGCTGGTCAAAGAGGCCGCTGCTTCGACGTGGCGCATCGTCGAATACCAGCGGGCCAACGGGCAGGCGGTAGCAGCTTCGAGCGCGGGGCTCGATTTCATTTCCACTCAATCGGCGTCGAACGTCGCAACAGTCGATTTTACAAGCGGGATCAGCAGCACTTACGACGAATACGAGATCCATTTTGACGCGGTCGTGCCCGCCACCAACAGCGTCGAGCTTTTCGCGCGCGTGACGACGAACGCCGGTTCTACCTGGGAAGCCACCACGTACAGGGGCACGCTCTCTCGCTCTGTCGGCACCGCCGCCATGTCTATCGACACCACGTCGCGCACCGACGGCATCCCACTAAGCTCTGTCTCAAACACCCTGAAAAACACCGCGACCGACGGTGGGATTTCCGGTGTTCTGCGGTTTTGGCCGAACAACGCCGCAGGCAAAAAGAACTTTTTGATCGACGCCACATATTGGAACGCCAGCGACAACGGGATCACCCGCGTCTTCGGCGGCGCGCAGTGGAACGGAGCCAACACTGTGCTCAACGGCGTTCGTTTCCAGATGAACAGCGGCAATATTTCGACCGGAAACTTCCGGCTTTACGGCGTGCGGAGGATTTAAGAAATGGAGAAGCTTTACAAAATGGTCGATGGCGCGCTGGTCGAAATGTCGGAAGCGGAGGCGGTCGCGATCCGCGCCGAATGGGAGGCCAACGCCAATACGCCTGCACCGCCCGCGCCGACAAAGGAGCAACTGCTTGCCGAGATTGCGGCGCTTGCCGCGAAGATCGAGGCCATGCCATGATCGAGCGGAGCTTCAACGCTCTTGGGTGCGATTTTGTGCGCTACGAGTTTGCCGCCGGCGAAGGGTTGCCGCGCCACAACCACGACCAAGACCATCTGATGATCGTGCTGGCGGGTCGCGTGCGTGTGACGACCCATGACGGCGACGATCTCGAGTATGGCCCCGGCGACAATGCCGTGATTTTTCGCGCGCCGAGGTTCCACGCCATCGAAGCTCTTGAACCCTCGTCAATCCTCAACGTGTTTGAAAAGGCAGTCTAATGCCCACTCATAACGTCTCCGAGTTTGAGCTTTGGCAACCCGGCTATGCCGGCGCCGTCGTTACGGTCTATATCGCCGGAACCTCGACGCCTGCCTCGCTGTTCACCGACGAAGCGCTTTCGGTTTCGGCGGCCAACCCGCAGACCTTGGCGAGCCTCACCGATGGCGACGGGCGCACCTACGGCAAGTTCACGGCCCCGCTCTACACGTCGTCGCCCTACTATCTGAACATCAACACCGCCGAGCAGACCGGGATTCAGCGGCCAGCGCTCACCACGTTGACCGGCGAGAACGCTTCTGGCGCCCTCGTCACGCCGACCGGGGGGAGTGTGGCGTCCTCGCTGGCGACGATCCTCTCGCGCGTCGTGTACGCTGCGGACTACGGCGCCTTGGGCTCGACGGCATCGACCAACACCACGACCATTGCCGCCGCGATCGGCGCCGCCGCCGCCCGAAACGGCGTCGAAGTGATTCTCCCCAATGGCACGTTCCCCATCACGACGCTCAGCCTGTCGTCGGGTGTCGTGCTGCGCGGGCAGGGCCGGGGCTCGACCATCCTGCAATCCTCGACCGGCGCCGAGGTTGTGACCGTGACCGGGGACAGGGCGGGCCTGCGCGACCTGACCTTGGACGGCGTTTCCAAGGTCGCAAGCTCGGTCGGGCTGTTCGGCAAGAACCGCGCTGAAATCGTCCTCGAGCGCGTCGAAATCAAACGCTTTGCGACGGGCATCCATTTCAAGGGGCTCACCCGCGCCGAGTGGATCGACCTCTATGTTTCGGACTGCGACACCGGCCTCAAGGCGCACGGCGACTTGAACACGGGCGGCGGATCGGACGGCGGCGACTATCGCCACAATGCCTGGCTGGGCGGCCGGGTCCAGCAATGCTCGACCACTGGCATCGAGTTCTCCTACGAGGACCGGATCTGCATTGCCAACCGGATCGAGGATGTCGGGTTCACCGACAACACCGGGACCGCAATCATCGTCAACGGGGCTCGGTTTACCAGCCTCACCGGCTGCTGGTGGTCTGGCAACACCGGCAACCTTCTGGTCCGCGACGACACCGACGCGACGGACATTGCCCGGCTTTCCAACACCGTCATTGGCCTCGTGATCGACCAGGGCCAGATGTCCGGGGGAACGGCCATCTTCCGCGACACCGCCCAGGACGTGTTGCTCCAACAAATCGACATTCGGGACGTGGATTTCACGCTCCAAACCCCGATCACGAACCGCATTGCCTTCTACGACTGCACCGAGGACAGCCTTGTCACGGTCGCGGGCGAGGGCATCAAACTGGTGCGCTGGAACCGCATCAACACCGGGGCTTCGACCGGCGTGACCAGCGACGCCACGGCCACGAAGGCTTGGGCGATGGCCCTGCAGCCCGGCCAGATCGTGTGCTTATGGGTTTCCGCGATCGGCCGCCGGATCAACGCGGCGCAGTTCTTCACCCAGCAGGCCGTGATCCAGGCCCAGCGTCCCGGCGCTTCCCTGGCCTACGATACGCAGACCGCCAATTTCACGGCAGGGCGCACCATCACCGGGGCCACGTCCGGGGCGACGGCTGTTATCCAAGCCGACAGCGACAGCGGTGCGACGGGCACGCTCACCCTTATCGATATCGTCGGCACCTTCCTCGACAACGAAATCATCACCGATGGGGCCGGGGGCTCGGCCACGGTCAACGGCACCATCACGCTCAACAATGTCGGCTCGCCCACCTTGACCAACGTGGCAACGCTCAACGCCAGCAGCTTTGGCGGGCTCACCGCAGCAGCAAACGGCGGCGAAATCGAGATCCGCGTCACCGGCCTCGCGGCTTCGACGATCGAATGGAGTATAAATTGCGAGATAACGAGCAATTAGTGAGCAAATACAATCGTCTGCAAAAATTCAAATATGGCTTTGATCGCGTAACGGATTTGACTGGGCAAGTTTCTGGAAAACTCACGGTGCTTCGGCGGGTTGATCGACCTGAGGGCTCAACCGACACATCCGCGCATTGGCTGTGCAAATGCACCTGTGGGCGTGAGCGAATTGTCTCGCGCAAGAAAATGCGCAGCGGTGGGAACATTGGGTGTGGGTGCGGACGCAACGCGCCAGTTCACGGCAAGTCTGGTTCGGCTGAATACAAGTGCTGGTCTGACATGCTGCAACGGTGCCTAAACCCAAAAAACAAGGGGTATGCCGATTACGGCGGTCGCGGAATAACGGTCGCTGAATCTTGGCTCAAGTTTGAGGGCTTCTACGCCGACATGGGCGATCTTCCCGGTCCCGGCTACACGATCGAGCGTGTCGATGTGAACGGCAACTATGCGCCCGAGAACTGCATCTGGCTTCCAAAGGCATTGCAGGCCCACAACATGAGAAAAACGGTTTTGACAGTCGAGCTTGTTCGCGATCTTCGGCGCGCAAAAAGTAACGGCGAGACTGTTCGGAGTTGGGCGCGCAGGCACGGCATTTCCGAAACGGCTTGCTACCAAGCTTCGTTGAAACAGACTTGGGCGAAGATTGATGTCTGATTGGGTTTCGGTGCCGCTCGACGCCAAGATGTTTCAGAACGTGGACGAGACTGCGCTTACCCGCGCCCACGCCACGCTCGAGAACGGGTTTGTGACAGAAGCCTCGGGCTTTTCGCGCTGGCCGGGGCTCACCGATTTCTGTTTGCTTCCATCGCAGGGCCGGATCTACCTGACGTTCTGGGGCGACGACATGATCGCCCAGACCCAGGCGGGGCGGCTCTACCGCGTCGATCGCGCGGGGACCGCCCAGGACATGACGGACGTGGTGCTTGGCGGCGGCTTGCGGCCGACCTTTGCCCAGACCGACGACTATCTCGCCATGGCGGCCGGCAGCCAGATTTTGGGCTTCGACGGCAAAAAGACCTGCGTGCTTTCCAATGATGCACCGGAAGCAACCCATGTCGGGTTTCTCGACGGCTTCTTGATCGCCAACGAGAAGGACAGCGGGCGCTTCAGCTATTCGACGGCGGGCGCCGTGCGGGTGTGGGATGCGCTCGACACCATCGCGGCGGCGGGTTCGTCCGATCCCGTAACAGCGCTCTACGTTACGCCGTTCCGCGAAATCCTGGTCTGCGGTCCTCAGTCGGTCGAACAGTACGAGCGCCTCTCGACGGGCGATGTACCGTTCTTCCGGCGCTGGTCTGTGGCCGAAGGCATTGCCCAGCCCTACACGCTCGCCTTTGGCGACAACGCGGCATGGGGCGTCAACCAGAACGCGGAGTTCGTGCGCTTTTCGGGCCAGATCAGCCAAAGCACATCCGACGATCTGGGGCGCACCCTGACCGGGATCGACGATTGGGACGAGTCCTGGGCGCAAGAGATTCAGATTAAGGGCCAAAAGTTCATTCTTCTGGCGGCGCCGAACGCGACCAACGTGTACGGCTCGAAGGGACTCACGCTTCTGTTCGACTACCGCCAGCAGCGCTGGACCTCGCTTTGGTCCTGGGACACCGACGAAGGCAAGCCCAAGCACTACCCGGTCTGGTCCTTCCAGCGCATGTGGAACAAGAACTTTGTGGGCGGCGAGAACCGCATCTATCAGGTCGATACGGGCACGCACAACATCGCCGGGGGAACTGCCCGGATGCTTCTGCGTACCGCGCACCTGTCGGAACTCGGGGAAGCGCGGATCGACAATCTGCGGCTTCGCGTGAAGCGTGGTGTTGGCTCCTACACGCAATCCCAGATGATCGGTGTCCGGGCCAACCGCGACAATCGCGGCTTTGGGAATTTCGTGCGCAAGTCTCTCGGGCTCGCCGGCCAGCGCGAAATGTGGATCGAGTTCGGCGGCTTTGGCTGCGCCCAGACTTGGCAGTTCGAGGTCGAAGTGACCGACAATTGCGAGGTCGAAATCGTGAAGATGCAGACCCAGCTTACCCCCTTGGGGCGCCGGGGCTGATATGGCGGGCACCGCAAATGTCCCGCCGCCGCCGCCCCGCGCAACGGGAAACGCGCAGTCGGATGCAGCCGCGCTGGCGCAATGGGCCAACGATTTCTACACGGCAGCCGTGCGCGGCGGGTACTTTTTGAACGTCCAAGAGCAGAGCCAGGGCGGCTCGTTCGATCCCGGCTCGCTCCCCGATCCCGCGACCACGACCCTTGCCCAAGCCCAGACCACGGCGAACGAAGCCTACGCGAAAGCCGTAGCAGCGGGCGACGACGCCAACCGCATCGATAACTGGTTTACCGGCACGGCGACGGTCACGGGTGCCGCAACGACGGCCAATGTCACCTTCCCCGGCGACAAGCAGCAACCGGACGCGACATACAAAGTGTTCCTGACGGCGGTGTCGTCAACCGGCACGCCGGGCCTCGGCGCTTTTGTGCCCGTCTCCATCACCTTGCTGGCGACAACAGGCTTCACGCTCACCGTCCAGGCCGCCCCAGGCTTGGGCAATTCCGTGACCTTCAACGTGTTCATCGTGAGGACCATCTGATATGGCCGAGAACATCTTTCAGTCGATCCGGGGCGCGCAATTCCGTGGATCTCGCTTTCCGGGCTTCCGCTCGACCGGCCAACAGGCGGATAGCGGCGTCGATCCCGTGACGGCAGAATTTGCCGCGCAATCGGGCGGCGGATCGCGCCCCAGCACGGGGCTCAATGCGCAGAGCTTTGGGGGTGCAGATTTCTCGGCCTCGACCGCGCCTGCAGGAGCCCCGGCACCCGATGGCGGCAGCATCGCGAGCGCTGTGGGCCGGGGCATCGACAGCATCACGCCCAACGTCAGCACGACCGGAGGCATCGTCGGAACCGCATCGCGTGGCGCTGGTTTGGCTGCAAGTGCGGCTGGTCTTGGACCGATTGGCGCCGCTCTTAGTCTGGGCGGGCGGGCGGTAGGCGAAGTCATTGATGCTGAAAACTACAACGACCAACTTGAGGCGCGTGGGCTTGAACGTAGCGTTTCGGCAGGGCGAGCCGTTGGCAATTCGCTTCTTTCGGGGATCACTTTCGGTATTGCCAACAACCCGGCAAATACATCGCGCGGCCAATTTGGCGATGGCATTGCCGCACCAAGCCGATCGCTCGCAAACAGCCCGATCGAGGCTGAGAACCAAGCCTTTGACTTGGCCGCCTATCAGGACAGCACCAACGCCAACCCTTCTGGTCCGCAATCTTGGACCGGCGATAACGTATCGCCTGGGCAAGCTGCGCAATCGCAATCGACCAGTGGGCAGGGAAACCCCGAGGACACGGGCGGTTTGTTTGGCGGTTCTCAAGATGCCCCATCAGAAGGGCTTTCAGGCCCCGCCGCCGATCCGTTTAGTGGCGGTGATCCTTACGGCGGAAGCGATCCCCAAGGCGGTGGCACAAGTGAAGGGTCTAGCGGCGGCGGCGGCGGCGATACAGGCGGCGGCCCATCCGACAACGGTTCGGGCGGCAGCGGCTTTTACAAAGGCGGCCATGTCACGCGCGATCGTTTGACCGGCCCTAATCCGCCCGGCCCCGATGACGGCTATGCTGCACTCGACGTGGGCGAAACCGTCATCACGGCTGCGGCAACACGTCGCTACGGCAAGGACGTAATGGCGGCGCTAAACAAAGGCTTGGTCAGCCGCGAGGCCGTGCGCCGTTTGCTCGGGTAATCACGGAGGGCAAACGCGCTCGTTTGGATCATCGGTGGCAAGAAACTCGGCAAGGCATAAGCCGTAAGTATTCTGGAATGCGACGCTTTCAAAACCAAAATGTCCACTTGCATTAGACGGAACGCGAATCATCGCGTTGCGGCGATTTGCAAGTTTTGCACTTGAAATAGCCACCGCTTCTTTGTGCCAGTTCTTTACTAAATCGTCGCCGTCGAAATGAAAGATTGCGACACGTCGCGTCGGGCCAATTTTACTTACAATGTCAGTGTGCCATTCGATCTGTTGATTTTTTGGTGCATTGCCAACGGCAACCGGCGCAAATGCAATAGCGCCATCTGCTACATTTCCGCCTTCGATCAATGTAACAAGAGCCGAAACACCGCCGGCCGATTGCCCAACGACAAAAATCTTTCGATAGTTTTGGCGTCGAATGTCAGAAATTGCGCGATCTGTCGCTTGTAAAACGCGCCCAAACGGTACTTGGTCTTTGGGTGCAAGGTTCAGTCGATAAACATCAAAGCCTGCACCCGAAAACCAATAAAGAATGTTTGGGGTGTCAAAATCGTAATGATGGCTTGGCGACGTGCCATCAACGCCATTGATGAACAGCACCGCCCCCTTTGCGACCTGTGGCCCTTTGGGCTTGGCGATGTAATCGACCGACGTAGGCCGAGGATCGTTGGCCTGCTTGGTGACGAGATTGTCGGTCTGGCACGCGCCCAGGAGAAGGGCGGCGACGAGGACGAAAGCGACTTTCATGTGTCTGTCTCCGAGAGGGGCTTGATCGTCTGGCCGTCGAAGGCCGCGACCTTGAGAAACGGTCCCGACTGCATGACCAAAGTATCGGCAATCTGCTTGGCTTCTGCGGCTTTAAGGCGCAAAGCTTCGATCAGTTGGAATAGCCGCTTGGGCGGTAATTCGCGTGCGCCGGAAAAATACTTGCCCGAGTTGCGCACGTTGATTCCCCAAATGCGAGCCATTTCGGAAGGCCCGCCCAAGAGTTCCATGGCCGCGCGAATGTCGGCGTGTCGTACTGTCATTCGAGTTGCTTCCAAACCCTGCCGATCCCGTCGTCGATGGGATCGAGGGTGATGTGGCGCCCGGCCGCCTGCGCTTTACGGGCCAGCGTGTCGCGCGCGGCAAGCAAGGCCAGCATGGCATTGCCGAGTTCTTGGGTGGTCTGCCGCTGAACGGCAAGCATCATGTCGTGGGGCATGGGCAATGGCTCCTTAGAACCGCAGTCTCCGTCGTGATCGACACGAGACAGGACCTAATAATAGGTCCCAATCGGAACAATGTCAAGGTTTACGCCAATGCTGATCGGATCAAGTCGAACACCTGATTGATCAGGTGGTCGATTTTGTGGACGGCGTTACTGACGACTGCATAGCCAACGACCGCGATTAGCACCCAGGCCATCCAGTTGTAGGTAAACGACAGCCGTATCCAGGCAACGGCGACAATCAATACGACGGCAACTAGCAGCCAAGTTTCCATCGCGGGATGGGACCACGGCGCCCAACCGCGTTTCAAGTTTCGTCGCATCATGTTACGTTCTTCCAACCCCGGAGCACCGCCCATGTACACCGAGCCCAACCAGCAAGCCGAGCCGATGGAAGGCAACCTGACGGCCGACGAGGTTCAGGAGCTTCAAAGCCTTCTGACGCCCCGGCTGATCGACCTCTTGGGCAAGGTTCTGCCGGACTCCGCGAGTGTCCTGGCCGAATACGGCGGCGCCGGTCCCGACCCGTTCGACGATCCGGGGCAGGCCGCCATGAACGGGGAACAGGCGCCCATGAACCCGGCCGCCAAGATGGACGCCATGCGCGCCGCCGCGATGCCGCCCCCGATGCCCATGGCGCCCCCAATGGCACCGGCCGGCGCTCCCCCAATGCCCGCGACCGGGCTCAACCGCATGAAGATGGGGGCACGCTGATATGGGCTGGTTCTCCGACTTTTTCAGCGGCGGCGATTGGGTTTCGGCGGCGATCGGCGGGGCTGCATCT